TCCAACATTTGCTATAGAAAGACTATATGTATTAGCAGGTACAGTACCTACTCCTGTAGCAGAAACAATATTAGTAGTTCTTACTTCAGGTGGACAACAAGTTCCTACTGTTAAAGCATCAATGATACCTTGTAATCCTTTTAACATTTGTAATTGCCACGGGAAATTATTTCCTTTATTCCCGTATGATTTTGTATTCCCTATAGACATGATTTCTTATTTAATTAATTATTATAAAACTAATTTTAACAACATTATTAAATGCTGCTGATCCAAGATTATAAATACGAATAGCAAAACTTCCATTAGTAATTGTTTCTGTAATTAATATAGGAATTCCAGCTCCAGGATGTTCTGCTGTAAGAAGAATTCTAGAAGTTGCTAGTACTTTAGAATTATTTACTGTAAATGCGGCATTAGAACCTGCTCCTAGAGTACTTGATACTGTAGTAATAATTCCATTATTTGCATTAACTGTAACAGCAGTACTTATTGCAGTTATCTGAGTTACATTAGCAGTATCATATAATGCTTGTAAAGGTGCTGCATTTACTGCAAGTGATAAATATGCATCATCTCTAGAAGGATCTGTAGTACCTATTGCTAATAAATTATTAGTATTAGTTGGAAGGACCTCTCTATAGTTACCAGCCTTAATCCAACTTATAAAATTTAAAATATCCATTATTTATTTTTTATTAATTTATTAAGAATATATAATTTTATTATACTTTAAAATATTGTCTTGTACATATATAATTCCAGGATCTGTAGTTTCATCACCATAACCATACACTGTAATAAACACTTCAGTAGTATAAATTACAAATGGATCTGTAGGAATAAAATCATTTCCTTCAAAAGTATATGAAACATTTTCTACTGAAAAAGCACATGGATACTCATAAGTTTCCATAAATGTTGTACCTTCTTCTACTGATGTAAATTCTGGTAATACTGTAGTTATAATTTCATTTGATTGATTAGTTTCCATTTTTATATAATATTAATTGCTGATAATGTAGTGATTGTTCCGTTAAGTGTTGTTGCAGTAATAGTAGAATTAGAATTAGAGTTTGCTGTTGTTACAGGAGCTGTACTTGTATAATTTACTGCTAATGCTCCACCTGCTGTTGTAACAAGTGTAGACCCAAGTAATCTTAAGTAACCTGTTGCACCTGCATTTATAAATCCTACTCCTGCTCCTGCATTTTTAATTGCTGAATTAACAATTGTATAATTACCAACAGTTGCTAAAGCAGTTGTGTGAGATGCTGTAATTAAACAATTAGAAATTGAACAATTACCTACTGTAAAACTTGTAGTAGAAATACAAGAACCTGTTACAGCAGAAATAAATCTACATGCTTCAAATGTTACAGAACCACTAGTTGTAGCAGTCATTGCTCCTCCCATGTTTCCTGTAATGGCTGTTCCTGTCATTATAATAGTACCATTGGTTGCCGTAGCCATTGCTGTTGTTGTAGCTACTGTACCTAAGTAATGTATAGTACCTGAAAATTTAAAAATTGTATTAGCATTAGTTACTAATACAATTGGTCTTCCTGCTCCTGAAATATTATTAGTATAAACATTTCCGCTAAAATTAACTGTTACAACACCTGTAGCTGTAGATCCCATAACAGGACGAGTATTATTACCTACTGCATCATAAAAATCTCCTTCTAAAGAAATATTACCTGCACTTGTTCCTGAAATTCCTAAAGCAGCTCCAGCAACATTTGTATAGTTATTATAATAACCTTGTTTAATTCTATAAGTACTTCTAGCAGATACATCACCAGCTACAGAAATTAATTCTAAAGCACATTGCATATAGTCAACATCTAATACTATTGTATTTAAAACATTAGTATTTCTAGCATAAAAACCTATAAAATTGCTATTTATTATTTTTTTAACTTTTACATTAGTTTCCAATAATCCAATATCACGTACTTGTATTACACATCCAGCACCTGTTTGACCTGCAACATATTTTACAGAAACTTCATCAGCAGTAAGATTAAAAATACTTTTTTGTGCTGCTCCATCAATAGTTGTTCTACTAGCAGATATAAGTTGATTACAAGTAGAAATTAAAGATTTAACTGTAGCATTAAAAGTGTATCCTAATTTAGTACCTATTTCATCACCGTAAAAGAACATACTTGCTCCGTTAGAAGTATCAGGTCCTTGAGAAAATTGATTATATTCTAATGAACCATATACATTACAAGTATCATATACTCCTCCTGTTGGTCTAAATAAATGTAACTCTACTCCTGTAACTGTAATATTATACATGTTAATAATTGCTCCTGGAGAGAAGTAATAACTAACTCCAGTTTTCCAAAGATTAACTTGTGTGTTTACAGTAGCATTATATTTTAAATCTCTATTATCAAAAACATAAGTTCCTGGTAATACATATACTAAATCACCTGATGTAGATAAATTTTTAGCTGCTATAAGAGTTTTTAAAGGATTTTCTAAAGTACCAGGATTTGTATCTAAACCATTTGGTGATACAAAAAGAGTATTTATATCAGTAATAATTTCTGGAGCTGGAGTAATTTGAATTAATAAGTCTGCAAAAGAAATTGCAGTAGGTTTATAATTACCACCATATCTACTATCTCTTGTACCTAATGGTATTAAGTCACTTGGTTCAGCTAGTTTTTTTATCATCCTACCTGTGATGATATTCCAAAAATTTGATAAGTTATTTAACATTGTATGTGTGTTTTAAATTATTAAGCTGGTAAAATAATTAAAGCTCCTAAATCATTTACAGTAAGTCTAAATCTAAAACCACCACCTGAAGTAAGGATAATACCTCCATCAGGTTCTTCTAATTCCATATTAGAATTTTTTATAATAAAACTTGCATCTGAATATAAAGCTTGTGTAGCTCCTACAGTAACTTGACCATTAGCTTGAATAAGTAATCTTTCAATTCCTGCAGTAGAAAATTTCATTAATCTTGATTGAACAACATTAAAGAAAACAGAACTATCAAAAATTGGATTTACATTTGGTGCATTTGTTCCCATTTGAAAACTTACTGGATTAGGATTTGGATTTGTCATTGTAATGCCTGTTCCATAACCTATAACACCTTGATCTATTCTAATTCCTGCAGAAGCTCCAGCAGGATTAGTTTGTGCAATTTTAAGAGCTTGACCAACTACATTAGTTGTACCAATACCAACTCTACCATTATTATTTGATAATGAAGAATTTGCTACCCATTGTGCACCATTCCAATATAAAGTATTACCTACTGCAGATCCTAATGGAAGACTTCCACCACCACCTGAACCAGCTGGACCTTGTGGTCCTTGAATACCTTGTGGTCCTTGTGCTCCAGGAGAACCTTGAGATGCTAATAATGCCCACTTAGTAGGATCTAAATCTGGAGTAGTTGCAGATGGTCCTACATTGGCAATACAAAACCATGATGCTCCACCATAACCTACTGCATCATCAATAACATATGTTCCTAAAGCAGACCATGCACCTTGCCAGTTTAAACCAGCAGGACCTACAGGACCAGCTACTCCTTGGGGACCCATTGGTCCTTGTGCACCTTGTGGTATAACACCAGCTACTTGAGTAATAAAATCTTGTGCAGTAATACCACCAGCAAGATAGTCATCATCTCTTCGACCATCTTTAAGGCCAACAGGTATTAATGTTTGTGAAGCATTTACTGAAGTTACTACACGACCTCCTTTGATCCAAGAGATAAAATTTAGAATATCCATGATTGTTTAGTTAAATTTATAATATACTATAATATAGTAAAAATTATTGTAATAAACAAAATAATTAAATAAAAAAAGCCCTGCTGTTACCTAGGGCTTCTCATTAACTTAAAAGAATAACTAACCAAAGTGACTTCTAAGTCAAATCCATAGTCCTATAAGGAAGGACATTATAATTATTATAAATATACAATAGTTTGCAATTGTATTTCCTATACTATCAAATTCAAAGTTTTTACTCATCTTATTAAATACTGGTTTTGACATAGCATTAGCTATTAACCATAGTAATAATATAACTGCACAAAAGATTATAATAGTAATTGTTTTCATAGTGTATCTATTCTTCTCTGTAAATATACTAAAGCTTTTTCTAAATCTTCTTTTTTGTTAAAACTTTTTTTACCTGCTCTTGCTAAATACTTTAAAACATTACCTAAATAAAAATCTTTATCTAGTTTCCATGCTTCTAATACACTGAATACTTCATAGGTTGTATCTTTCCCACCATAGTATTCCGGACGGGAATTAAAAGGAGGTATATTTTTTCTAAAGTCATGTACTTCTTCTGAAAGAGTATTATACTTTAGATCCTTTACATTATAAGGAGTATAAGTTTTTATTCTATCTTCAATGTCTTTTGGAGACAGTTCTTTAGAATTAATTGTATTAGATGAAAAATAATCATCATGTGAGATATTTACCATATGATTGCTATATCCATTTCATTCAACATTAACTTAACACTTCCTTCAATGTCAACTTTTTCTGCATGTTCTAATTGACTAACTGCAATATATACTACATCTCCTGCTACAACATCTTCTACTTTATCTCCTACAGCATAAATAGTAAGTCTATTCCATTGCTTCATTGCTTCATACATCAATGCATCATCATCTTTAGCAGATAACTTAATTGTTGATTCTTTCTTTACAGGTACTTCTATTAAGATCCTTCTTCCTCTTAATGTTTTAAATTTGCTCATACTTTTATTTTAGGGTTATTACTTTGTTTATAGACATTTGAGAAATAACTATTTGTCCTATGGCATGCTCAAATAAAATGCTTCTAACTGGATTACCTCCAGCTAAGACATATTCTTCTCTTAATACATTGGTTGCTTCTGCCATAAGTTTCTTAACTTTATATTCTGATGTATCTTCTGATAAATCAAAATCTATTTCCATTAAGGTTTCTCCAAAAGATACTATTTTAGTTTCTTTAAAGGCTAATTGTTCTTCATTATTTTTATGAGATCCATCACAAAAGCCATTAGCATCTTGAGATTTTCCACATCCACATTTAGGTTTATCTGACATAATATATTTGTTTGGTTTATGCAAATATATAATTATTTTCCTTGACCTCTATATAATTTTTTATATTTTTTTGAAGATTTCAATTGAGAGCTTCCAGACTTAGCATGTATCCCTGGTCTAGAGATATTCTTTTTTACTTTTGTGGTCAAGCCACTGTCTTTAATTTTTGCCATGATTATAATATATTAACAGTTCCATTTTCTTAATGCAAGAGTCTTTCTTGTAGGTTCTCCGTTTGGTTTTTTAGCAGGACCTGGCATACCAGACATCCTAGCGCAAAAACTCTTTCTTCTCTTAGCATCTTTGCTTCCAGCTTTTAATTTAGATGGTTTAGTTGTTACTGCCATCTTAAGTTTACTACCAGGATTAGCTGCTCTATAAGAAGCTACTCCTTTAGCATTCAATCCTCCTGCAGGATTCTTACCTTCTTTTCTAGTCCAAGCTGGTGTCTTTGCCATGATTATACTTTTTTAACTTTATTACCCATACCTACTCTAGACTTTTCTGCTTTCTTAGCAGCTAACTTAGAAGGTGTTATTTCACTTTTTGTTTTAGGTGTAGCTTTAGATATTCTTTTGGTAGGTCTACAGTATTCATTTTTACCACCAGCACCACAAGCTTTTCCTGATTTAGTATCTTGCCATTTTTCTGCTTGCCATCTTT